CCTTCACGGAAACGCCTAATCGTAGGTGACAATTAATACTTGGATGAGGGAGCCGAAAGGCTCCCTTATCTTTTACACCTAAATAATCATATGGGTATCAACACCGTAGATTCAAATTCAATCTTCAATAGCAACAATCAGTTGCCATCTATCACCGCTGGATTTGCTGGTGCTTCTCTTGAAACTGCCGAGGAGAAGCAGCCATCAAATGTAAACTATCTGTACCAGACTCTTTTCAAATTTGAAATCTTTCGTTTACCAAAAATGGAATATTTCATTCAAAGAGTTAATCTTCCCGGTTTCGGAGCAGATGCTAATCTTGAACAGCCCACACGATTCGTCGCAGCAAAGCATCCAAACTCAAGAGTCAATTATGAAAATCTTACAATGACCTTTTTGGTCAATGAGGATATGTCAAACTGGCGTGAGATTTACGAATGGATGAGAACAATTTACTTAACAAAAGATAGTAAGAATTTTGAAAGTAAAATCTCTACACACTTCACGGATGGCTCTCTTCATATTTTGAACAGTGCGATGAATCCAAAACTACAGGTTCGTTTTAGAAATCTTCTGCCTGTCAGTCTTTCTGGTTTTGAATTTGATTCCTCGGTGACTGATATCTCTCCCTTTACTGCAACAATCACCTTTGCCTACGATTATTACGAATTCGTCTGATTTCCTCTTGACACGCCCTTGGGGACTCTTATAATCCGAGTGTCAACGAGAAAAAGGGATAAAGAATAATTATGGAACTAAATGAACTTAGAGTATTAGTAGAGCAAGATAGCCAGATCGACGATACCCAACTTGATACGGAATCGCTCAGACTGCCTGC